GCACCCATAAATATTACACCGGTGGCGCAGACCACTTACCAGGGAACACCAACCGACGAAGACGCTAAAGGCTCGCTGGCCGGCTTCGGTACCACCTCCGGAAAGCTGAGCTACACGTACTCGGCCGTAGAACACGGCATCATCCTCCATATGGTCTGCGCACGCGCTGATATCAAATACTTCCAAGGCATTGACCGGTACCTGTTGAAAGACACCAGGTACGACTTCTACTGGCCGGTCTTAGCTAACATCGGCGAACAAGCCGTGACCAATGCCGAGCTCTATTACCAGGGCACGTCGGCCGACGATGACGTATTCGGCTACCAGGAACGCTACGGCGAGATGAGATACATTCCCAGCCGTCTTACTAGCTTAATGCGGCCCGGTGTGTCCGGGACGCTTGAGGCATGGAATCTCACGGAAGAGTTCACAAGCTTGCCGACGCTCGGCGACACCTTCATTCAGCAAAACGCAGGCGAGGGCCTCGACCGAGCCATAGCGGTTAACACGGAGCCACACTTTATCGGCGATTTCGCATTCAACATCAAAGCCGCGCGCCCGATGCCGCTTTACGGCATTCCTGGCAACCTGGACCACTTCTAGTGGACGATCAACAATTCTGGGATCTGGCGTTCTGTTCAATAGCTTCACTTCGGTTTCATCCGAAAAACGACGGAACGGCCAGCCCTCAGTCAAAAATAGAATTTGCGGCCTCAATCGCCGACAAAATGTTGGAGGAACGAAACAATGCCATGGGGAGTAGCAATAGCCGGCGCGCTATCAGCGGCCGGCTCGATCTACGGGGCGAACAAAGCAGAGAGCGGCCAAGTAGGCGCGAACGAAACAAACATACGCCTGGCGAAGGAGAACAGAGCCTTTCAGGAGCGTATGTCAAATACGGCGGTACAGCGTAGGATGCTCGATCTCAAAGCGGCCGGCATCAATCCAATACTGGCCGGCAAATACGACGCATCCAGTCCCGCCGGTTCACTAGCGCAAGTAGGCAATCCCGGATTGGCCTACGCACAAGGTCTCGGCCAAGCCAGCGCTGCGCTTTCTAACACCGCACGCGCCATGACGGTGCCCCAAGAGCTCGAGCTCTTAAAGGAACGCACTGGCCTAACCGAGAACCAAAAAGACGCCCTCGGCGTCATATCCACTATGAGCGGAAAAGCAGGAGAGTTTCTCGACAAGCTCATAGAAAAAGCCGAGGAACTTGACCTCGGCTCGATCGACTGGGAGTCGATCATCCAACAAGCCTGGACCAGCACAACCGGAGAGGCAACGCCCGAGGTAATCATCAAAATCCTGCAGGACAGCTTCGACGTCCGCGAAGGTTCTATCGCGGACGATACCATCCGATGGATAAAGGACTAAAACATGTCAATTCTTCCACTCAAACAGCATATCTACGACGACGGCCGCACCGAGCAGTGTCATAAAGACGCCTGCGACATCAACAAAATTATAGCCAGGCACGCCCGTGCCGGCACACTCAGCCATCTGGAACAGTATGGCAAACAATACGGCGACCTAGCGGGCTTCGATTTCTTCGAGGCCCAAAAACAAATGGCAAAGGCAAAAACTATCTTTCACGAGCTGCCTAGCGAACTAAGACGTGAATTCGGTAACGATCCAACGAGATTCTTCGAGTACGTAAACGATCCGAAGAACGTCAATAAACTCGCCCAGCTCTTACCTGCCCTTGCCAAACCGGGCACTCAGATGCCCAAACCAAACAAGGGAGCCGTCAACGTCCCGCCCATCGCCGATCAGAGAGGCGTGGCAGCGGACAACACTATAGCGAGCCCTGCGAGCGATTTGGGTGCGGCCGGCGGTGGGGGCAATGCGAGCGAAGCGAGCGAGCCCCCTGGAGCGGGAGAATGACTCTCTCGCTCCAAATAACCACCACCCCTTCCCCCAAGAGTGGGGGATCAAGGGGGTTGATAGCCAGTACACTCTACTAGATGTGTACTGGCTAACTGACAGGATTCAGGCTAAACTAAGCAAAAGCGTCGGGTCCGCTTCCCCCCCTCCTAGCCGGGGGGGTTTTTTTGGAGCAAAAGTGAAACTTTTGACACTAATATTCGTCCTGGCACTCTCTGGCTGCGCGAGCGGCCGCATGATCTGCGAATGGGAAACCCAGGACGAACGATTCGAGAAACTCATAGAAGGAGTACTCCAGCATGAAAAGGCAACCAATGTCCCGCTCGAAGTCGAAGAGGCTGTTCCGTAACACAGCGATGCGCACTCACGGTCTGAACGCCCCGCGAAAAACCATCATGCGCGGCGGCTACCGGCTCTAATGCGTGACCTGCTTCTACCCGCTGCAAGGCTATAAGGACCCGATTACCGGTGGCTGGACCTCAAAAAAGCAACCTACGAAAATGGCTGTTATCTGCGGCAGCTGCCTTGGCTGCCGTATCGACCATAGCCGCATGTGGGCTATGCGATGCGTCCACGAAGCAAGCATGCACGAACAGGATGGTGGCAATTGTTTCGCAACTCTTACTTACAGATCTAAACTCGAAGCCGATGCCGAAGGCCACGGCGAATATCACATACCGGACAACTGGTCCGTCACACACCGCCACATCCAGCTCTTTCTCAAACGCCTACGCATCAAGTACCCCGAACGTACCATCAAATATTTCGTCTGCGGCGAATACGGTAACGTCTGCTCTCACATGGTCAATGTCACTGATTGTGACGTTTGCAACGTGGGCCGCCCTCACTACCATATTATTTTATTCAATCACCGCTTTGACGATCTGCTACCGATCGGTCAGAAAAACGGTGTTCTTTACTACACTTCTCCAGAGCTCGAAAAGGTATGGAAATATGGCAACGTCCAGGTCGGTGAAGTCAATTTTGAAAGCGCTGCATACATTGCACGGTACTCGCTTAAAAAAGTTAATGGCAACCGAGCCGCCGATCACTACGTTGTCTGTACCCCCGACGGCGCCATCGAGCCCGTCAACCCCGAGTACATCAAAATGTCCACAGGACGAAAAAAAGGCGAAGGAATAGGAGCGAAATTCTATGAGCGTTACAAATCCGATTTCTTCCCGAGGGACTCTTCCCCTATACCTGGCAAACAGGCAATTAAAAAAGTACCTCGCTACTATGAAGAGATGTTCAAACAATCCGATCCCGCTCTACACGAGCAGATCAAAGCCAAAAGACTGTCATACAAAAAACAAAACCCGGAGGAATACACGCCCGAACGGCTGGCATCCAAATACAAAGTAAAAAAAGCTCAAGTATCAATGTTAAAAAGAGGACTCGACTGATGATAATGATCGAACCGACAGAGAAAGACTTGGTTGAAATATTAGAAACAACGGAACGTAAAGAAGAAGCTTTGAAGGCGGAATCGCTCTTACGGAGAAAATTCGGCTGGGATGATGAGGATATTTACGTCTCGTTGTATCAAAATCCACCGTTGTGGCGTGAGATTTACTGCGAGTCGGGGGGCGAGAAATAATGAAACTTAACGCGTACTGTATCTTCGACACCGCGGCGGGAACATACCAACGGCCCTTCTTCATGAAATCAGACCAGGAGGCAATCCGTACATTCGGAGACCTGGCAAAAATGGACGATCACCCGGTGGGCCAACACCCGGAGGACTACTCACTATTCCGCGTCGGCGTATTCGACGACAACAACGCCAAGTTCCAATCAGAGGACCGCGAATGCTTGGTCCACGCGTTAGAAACACTCGGCAAAGGGCCGAAGGAGATAGATAACAAATGAACAGGTTTAGCCAGGTACCACAAGCGGATATTCAAAGGTCGAGCTTCGACCTGTCGCACACGATTACTACTGCCTTCGATGCCGACTACCTCATACCATTTCCCCCAATTGAGGTGGTACCTGGCGACACCTTCAACGTAAACGCCAACTGGCTCTGCCGACTAGCTACACCGCTGTTCCCGATCATGGATAACATCTACCTCGACGCATTCGCGGTCTTTTGTCCTCTAAGACTTCTCTGGGAGAACTGGGAGCGCTTCTGCGGCGCCCAGGACGATCCCGGCGACAGCATCGACTTTACAATTCCGCAGACCTCGGTCAACGTCGGCGTGTCCAGCATCGCCGACTACATGGGCTGGCCTATCAATTCCAGTGTAACCGCGTCATGTCTGCCGTTCAGGGCCTACAACCTTACCTGGCAAGACTGGTTCAGAGACCAGAACTTGCAGGATTCTCCAACGTTCGTGACCACTGACGGCCCGGAATCAAATCATTGGAGCTTACTCAAACGGGGCAAGCGCCACGACTATTTCACGAGTTGCCTGCCATCACCTCAACGCGGCGACGCCGTCGATCTTCCTCTCGGGACGACCGCCGATGTCATCGGCGATTCTACAGGCAACGAACAACCCACATTCGATTCAGGCGATACACTCGCCAGCACCCTCACGGGCAGTCAAGTCGATGCATCTGTATCTCTAACAGGCGGCGCACCAACCAGCTCGTCCCCGTTAGCCTGGGACGATCCAAAACTTGTCGCCGACCTAACCAATGCAACTGCAGCAACCATCAACGATATCCGTCTGGCATTCCAGACGCAGCGGCTACTCGAGCGCGATGCCCGATCCGGCACACGCTATATCGAATCGATTCAGGCCCATTTCGGTGTTACGGTACCCGATTTCCGGCTCCAGAGGCCGGAGATATTAGGCCTGGCATCGGCACCCATAAATATTACACCGGTGGCGCAGACCACTTACCAGGGAACACCAACCGACGAAGACGCTAAAGGCTCGCTGGCCGGCTTCGGTACCACCTCC